ATTTCCTGCATCTCTAAACCAGACAGAAGCTCGAGGAACGTTGTCACTTTGGAAAAAATCAATAAATCCACTTGTATTTTTTCCGCCTGCTTTGTTTTTTATAATTAATCCGTTTGCAAATCCCTCAGATCGACTACCCTCGATGCTTAGAGTGCCGGTCATTGCATCGCCAGATTTATTTACTCCTCTTAATCCATCAGTTCTAACCCAATTTCCCCATGTTTTTAAACCGTAATTCATGTTTCTCTGATACGTTTCACCAGTGTTAAATCCAATGTACACTTGCATAACGCTATAAGCTGATGGATATACCAATAGCGTGCCTGCGTAATTAACAGGGTAATTACGATCTCTCGTAGCGTTTCTGTTATCTTCTTGTGCGTAAACCCCGTATGTTTTAATGTCATCGAGATTTTGTGTGGTTAGTTTGTTACGTGTGAAATTGCTGGTTATTTGTTCATTAACCCAGTCTTGATACGCGACGACTTCATTTTTTCTTAATACAGGGAAAGCGCAATAACGTGTCGTGCTATCTTTCATCTTGTACACAAAATTAAAACGAGGGTCATTTTCGCTATTTGGATTCACCTCAAACCGCCATTCGCCACCATTATCAATCGGGAATTTTATTTTACTCCAACCACTTGTCGCTAAAACTAGTTGATTATTAATGGTTTGCTCGCCAGTGTTGGTAATATCTTCAACCCAGTTTAGTTGGTATGTCGCATTATTAAGATTTGCAACAGAAAAGAACTTTCGATTAAGCGTGACGTAATGGCAATAGAAAATACTATAGCCCTTCATCATGTAGAACGTCATTACAATCGGGGATCTGACTTCAAGTGGCAAACCTGTAATTTTGCTGTTTCCGTTGTTGTGATTGGCAAACGTTAAATAGCCATCTTGTCGGTATTTATCACCAAACAAATTGATGACTTGCTGTCTATTAGTTAAATCTAAAGCAAGTGTATCGCTTGATACGTAGATTTTTTGGAATAAATTATTGTTATCAGCGGTTACTGCTCGGTCAAACGCGGTTTTGACTGCTGCAGATGTTGCGACCGTATCTCCGCTATTGCTATCTATAGCATTAGATTTTTTACTGTTTGGGATGTAATTAGTAAGATTTCGCACAACAGCATCAATTAACCCTTTTATATTTTTAATTGCTTTTGGTGTTGCCGCTTTGCTTTCATCATCGCTGTTATTGTCGCTTGATAGCTGCACAATACCCGCTTTTGTTGTGTCGGCTTTTTCGATTTCGTGTGTATGCCCGCTTTCATCAAATCTATTTGTAGTTGATGATGTGATTTTTTGTGGGTTTAATTGCTGACGTGTAACAAAGATCACCGAATTATCTATGCTTAATGTGACAGCTTGTGAATTACTGACTTTTAAAATCATGCGCAACACTTGCACTTTTCCGCTTCCGCTTTCAAGTGTTGGCTTAAAGCTTTCAGGCGTGTTTGCATAAGCTACTAATTTGTTTGTGCTGTCGAAAACGCCCATTTCTCGGATATAAAACCCGCCCACATCTTCCGGAATAGTCAATTCGATGATAATTTGCTTATTGTTGCGTTGATCGAGTGATACGGCACTGACATTTGCGCGGTGTGTCTCTTTCACCAACGCTGTGCGGTCTGCCGTTGGTGTAACGGCTTGTCCGTTACCATCGCCCACTGCAAAGCTTGATAATGTAAGCGGCTGATTAGTTGCTAAAGCCTTTGCAAAAGCTTCTGTGCCGTATTTGGTTAATACTGTGAAATATTGTGCTGTCATATAAATCCTTAAATAGGGTAAACGCTGACGATTTCGCCTGTTTGTTGCCCAAAGAATGTATTCATTTGGCCAGTTGGTGAAATGGCGATGGCGAGCTGTGATAAATGGCGTGAAACAGGTTTGACATCATTGATTAATCGCACTAATTCGTTATAAGTTTGCTCGTTCAATCCTGTTTCCGGCACTTCAACTGTGATGCTAAATGTGCCTGCTTTGGCTTGTGGTTTTTGGTTGTACCATTCTTTTAATTCAACAAGATAGCCTATTGGTTCGATCACTCGTTTCACGGCGGCAATGGTGCCTTTGTGCTTGTGGATAAAAAACGATTGTTTAATCGCAATGCGTTTAACTTCTTCGCTCCAATCCTCGTCCCATTTATCCACCGAAAACGCCCAAGCTAAATAGGAAAGAAGCTCCGATGGGCATCTGTCAGGGTTGATCAAATCCGCAATAATGACTGGATTTTCAACCGCGCTTTTTAAAATTTTTGCGGCTCGTTTTTCCAGTTTTGTTGAGCCTGTTGGCAATAGGTGGCTAGTAATCATCACTTGTTACGATCTCAATATTAATATTTGTGCAATAGCCTGATTTTGAGCTAGGCAAAACAATATCGGCTGTTGGTGAGAGTAATTCCACTCGTTGAACGCCTTCAAGGTGTAGTGCTGCATAAATTCCCGACAAGCTAATATCTCGACCTAGTCTGCGTTTTTCTGTGGCGTATGCAGTGAGTTTTTTCATTGCTTCTGCTTTTATCGCTTCATATTCAGGCCCACGATATAAATGCAATTTTGCTCGGATTTCGTATGTTTGGATTGTTGCACTTTGCACTGTTACACGATCCCCGATTGGGCGAATGTTTTCATCGTTCAATCTTTCTCGGACGGCTTTCAACACTTGTTCACTTGCTACGCCTTGCCCTGTTCGGCTTAAAATAGTGACGGTCACATTGGCGGGTTCAGGTGAGACGACTGACACGTCCACTACATCGGCGTGAGCGGATAAGGCGTGAAACACATAACTGCTTCTTGGTCCTGCAACTGACATTCCTTCAAAGGCAAGTTGCGTTCTTAAGCGTAGTTCTACGTCGCTTTCATAGACTGCTGGTTTAGGTGGAGTTGTTGCATTATCTTCTGCTTGGATAAGTAGGCGTTTTACGTTGTAGTTGGCAGCGATCACATCTAAATCACTCCCTGTTGCATAAGCAAGCATGGTTGCCTGTGCGGCTTGATTAATGCGTGTGCGTTCAAGTAGTTGCAAATAGACAACTTCTTGTAAGAGTTTTGTAATGGGTTCGCTTTCAAGGCTTAAGCGAGACTGCCAGAATGCACGTTCTGATTCGTCAAATAATTTGATGAATTCTTGTTTTCTTTCCGCAAGTAAGGTTTCAAAATCTAAATCTTCTAAAACTTTTGGTGCGTCCAGTTTTGATAAATCAACTAATTCGCTCATTCTTACCGCCTAGCCATACATCATCATAATTGATGATATTGTTTTGATTTCTTGTTCTTCCCACGATTGAGCAAGTGATGCCGTTTTCTGTAAGTTGTGGTTTAAATTGGCTAATCGTCACGCGGGGTTCCCATTTGTGCAATGCCATCACCGCACTTGCGGCAAGTTGGAGCAACAAAGCGTGGTTCATTGGTCTGTCAATCAGTTCTGGAATACGGCTGCCATAATCTCGGCGTTGTAAGCGTGATCCGATTGGCGTCAATAAAATGTCTGCGATTGATTGCTTAATGTGTTCCGTTTCGCTTGTGATTTTCTCGCCTGTAAATCTATTCATTATGCAGTTGCCTTGCTTGTTCGTGCTTTTTCACCTTGTGCAACGTGAACGTGGCTTTGTAAGCTAATATTTCCGCCTTTAATGTCGCCTTTTGCTGAAATTGCCCCTTGTGTGCTAATTGCGCCCTTGCTTGTGGTTGTGCCTGTTGTAGATAAATTCCCGTCAATATTCACATTGCCTTTAATGTTGACTGTGGGGCAGTCAATATTGATTTGATTGGCGGCGGTGATATTGGCGGTTTTTATTCCTGTCACAACCAAATCGCCGTTTTCTTGGTTGTAGGTAATTTTTGCGCCATCGGCAAATTCGATCACGTGTTCATCGGCTGAATGGCTTGGGCTGTTTTGAGTGTAAAGCCCTGTGATGATGCACGCTGTTGTCAGTTCGCCACTTGCCGCTAAGATGACACATTGTTCGCCTTTTGTTGGCGGCGACCATGTTTTTGTCGTTCCGGAACGCAAAGTGATAAATGGTAAAAAATCCGTTAAAATTTCACCGCACTTTACCCGTGCTTTTGCTTGTGCATAATCGACTTCGGCAATTAAGCCAAAGCGGATAATGCTTTCAATTCTGCGGTTGTTATCGGCTGACATGGGCGGATTTCTACTTGTAATAATTGTCCCTATTTTTGGTGAGTTTGTTTGATTTTGCGAGTGTGGGAAAGTGTGAAAAACGGGGTAACAAAAAAGGGCTTTCGCCCTTTTATTTTATGCCCGATCTGTCATTCGACTTCGCATTCTTGCTTGTTGTTGTCGGTTGATTCGTTCAAGCTCTGCGGCGACAAGTTGGGCGATTTGTCGTTCATTTTGCCCTGCTTGTGCATTAATGGTGATATTGACCGCCATTGGTTGCATAGTTTGGCTGATGCTTGGACGTGCTGAAATTGGCGGTCTGTTATCCACCTGAATTGGTGCTGCTGTGGCAAGTCCGATACCTAAACCGCCAGCAATTAAAGCTTGCTTGCCGTAATTTAAGGCGTTCAGCGTGGCGATGCCTAGACGGTTTGTGGCTTCTTTGGTCATGACATATTCGCCACCGTGAACAATGCCCATCGGTTGATATTTGCCGCCATTCCCGGTGTAACCGCCTGAAGAGAATTTTCCCATTGTTCCAATTGCAGTATAGGCGACATTGTCTGCCACGCCGTTGATATTGCCTCGTCCTGCATTTGTTTTAATTTGGTTTATGGTGCTTTCTGCTTCGGTGGAAAAGCCTAGTTTTTCTTTTATCCAATTTACGGTATTCATTATGCCTGTTTTGATTGTGTCAAACGTATTAAAAATACCATCGCCAAGGGCTGACATGATTTTAGAACCGAACGCAGAAAAACTATTTGGCAAATCTACGCCGAACCAACCCAACACTTGTGCAAATACTTTATAAAACAACCCAAGCGGATCCAAACTTGAAATCGTGGCGGAAATTTTATCAATCCCTGATGCAAAAAATCCTTTAATGTTTTCCCACCCAGTGTTGAATAATTCGCACAACCAATTCCAACCTGTGGCAAATGCTTCTTTTACAACATCCCAGTTTTTAACAAGTAATACGATTGCAGCAATGACGGCGGCGATGCCCGCAACAATCCATGTGAGCGGATTTGTCAATAATGCGGCACTGAAAGCGAGTATGTTTGGAATAATACCGATAATCGTCTTACCCAGTGATCCTAAAAATAAAGCGGTTCTACCAATAGGGAAGAGTAGGAAGCTAAATGCAGAAGCAAGCGAACCCGTTATACCCACAACGGCAGTTAAAAACACGGCGATTTTCATTAATGTTCCTGTTAGCTCTGGATTGGCTTTAACCCAGTTCTTCACTTTTTCTGTAATTTCCCCTAACTCTGCGGATAATTGTTTTAATTGTGGGGCAATGGTTGCGCCTATTTCTGCGAGTAAGTTTGTGAAAGTCCCTGTTGTGGCTTCCCAAATATTGGTTAGCGTGCCTAATTGTTCATCTACTCGCTTACGTAAATCGGCTTGTTTTTCCATTTTGGCGGCAAATTCTTCATACCCCGCTTTGCCTTTTTCAATAAGCGTATATACCACCTGATTGACTTCTGCATCATTACCAAATACGCCTTCAATCACTTTTATGCGTTCTGCAGTATCTAATTTTTTAATCTTAGTTAATTCACTAAATAACTTATCAAAGCCACCGAATTCACCTTTGCCATTGGTAAAATCAAGATTGATATTTGATCGTAGAAGTCCTTTTTTTCTAAGCTTATTTAATGTGGCCTGAATGTCGCCATATTTCATCCCTTTTTGTAACACTTTACGCATGGCGTTACCTGATGCAGAACCGTCCATTCCTGCTTGGTCGAACATTGCAACAAATGGTGCGAGTGCTTTTGCCCCGTCCAAGCCTTTCATTTTAATGGTATCCATGGCTGAACCAAGATTTTTAAAAGCGCCTAGCATATTGGTTGGGTCAACGCCCGCATAAAATCCCTTTTGGATAACATCCATTAATCCCATCATGTCTTTTTCAGTGGTGCGGGTGGCGTCTTGCATCTTGGCGGCAAATTCTGCGGCTTGTTTTGGTTGCATTTCAAGCTGTACCGATAGATACGCTGCCGCTTCACCTGTACCGCCTAAAATCGTTTCAGCACTCATGCCTTGTCTAACGAGCATTGTCATTAAATCTTGGAAATCGGCTGTTGTACCCGGCAATTTATCCCCAAGATTTGTGGCAAGTTTGTTGATTTTTTCAAAATTAGACGAGACTTTCCCATCTTTATCCATCATTGCCACTCTGAGATTGGTTGCGGCAACTTCGGCTTGTGCAAATGCGGTCACAGGTTTGATGACCTGTTCTTTCATCATGGCGTGTGTTGCCAATGCTCTTCCGCCGATGTTGGCATATTGTTCTGCTTTGGTGCGCAATCCATCTACACGCTGTGCATAGCTATTTTTCTGCCGTGCTTTCTCATTCAGTCTTGATAGTTTGTTTCTTTGTTGGTCGATCTCTTTATTTGCGCCTTTTATTTGATTTTGCAAATCTCTTTGGCGTTGCCCTAGATTGGCGGCACTTATCCCATTGCGACTAAATTCTGCACGAGTGTTTTTTAATTTTGAGATCATTTTTGCCTGTTCAGTTTGTAACTTAGTGACATTCTTTTTGGCTTCATTAAGTTTGTTACTAAATCCCGCTGTTGGTTTAGGCATCGTTTTTAAAGCAGATTCCATTCTGCGCACTTCGGCATAAGCTTTAGATAAAGCTTGCGTGTTTTCGTTAAGCTTTGCTTTTAATGGATTTAATGTCTCTCTATATTTTTTTATTTGAAGTTCATTTTGATTATATTCTTTAGATAGAGATCTTAATTTTGTTTTATTTTCATTTAGAACGTTTGAAAGTTGTTTCGTTGCTTTTTGTGCAGATTTGAATGGCCCAGTTAATTTATCCATTGCGGATAATAACACTTGAATTTTTAAATCTTTGCTCATATTATTTACCTATAAAGTAATACAAATAAGGGGTGAATGATGGAACGTGCAATAGATTGGGTTTTATTCATTGGTATTTTTATTGTTTTCCCAACGTTGGCTTATCAAATTCATGCGGAATTGCCTGATATTAGTTTGTATACTATTGCTTTATTCTCGTTTATTGGGTCAGGATTGATTTGTGCAATTTTCGTCACTCCGCTTGTCGCGATTATTGGCGGCATCGTTGGGATGTTTACCCGCCATTAGAGACTACCTTCTGCAATCGCTTTAATCACAAATCTTTCAATCATTTCAATATCTTCTTCGCTAAAGCCCAGTAATTCCCGCTGGGCATATTTCACTTTGAAATCCTTATATTTAGATGGACTGCTATATAATCCATATTGGTGAACATTTGCAATTGCTGCATCCCCGCCATAAAAACCAAGTGAAATACCTTCTTGTTCATATCTAAGTTTTAAATGGGATGGTGAGACTATTTTGTTGAACATCAGCTGATTTTTTATTCTGCCTTTCTTTCTGCTGAATTGTTTTCTTTTTTTGCGTGGTTCAAATGGTGAGCCATCTGGGTTTTGTTGTGCTTTAATTCTTCTACGCTGATTTCTCGCTAATTCCCGCCCGATTTGTTGATAGAGTAAACGTCGCCGTGGTTTACTGATATTTTTTAATAAATCGGTAAATGCGAGTTTTACTTGCTCAATCCCATCACTCATTTTTATTTTTCTCTTTTAAAAATTAAATTTTCATCCGTAATTTCGCCTAGATACACTTTCACTTTTCCTAACTGTTCCCATTCCGGTGCGGTTGGTTCGGTGGCATAAGTCATCTGCACGTTTTCGCCCACTTGTTTTGCCACAACTCGTTCGGTAAGTTGGATTTCAAACGACACGTCCGCCGTGTTGTTATTGTTGTAATCCATTTGGAATTTAAAGGCATTTTCACGGCGTTGCGGATTTTCGAATAGTTCGGGTTGGTTTTTCCGTAAGTACGCATTAATCGGCACGATTAGGCTTGCAATATCAAAGGCAAAATCAGTGATGATGATGTTGAGCGTGTAACGATACTCAAAGCTCAGTGATGTGCTGCCTGTTGCAACAACTTGACCGCCGTCAACATAAAGCTGTAAGCGGTCAGGGTTTTTCACAAAGTCTTGGTGACTTTGCTCAAGGATTTTGCGCAGTTGGTTTGGTTTTTTCATTTTCTGAAATTCCGTTGTTGCATTTCATATTTTTGCTGACAATCCACGCAACGCGTTACGCCTTGGATTAATTGGCGGCGCTTTTCTGGGATGGGCGCATCGCAATCTTCACAATAAAGGCGACTTACTGCTTTAAAAGTGCGGTGTTTTTTAAGGGCGATTTCACGTTGCATTTCTTCGAGCTGTTGCGCACGGTCAAATTGATCGGTCATTGTTTTTCCTGTTTATTAAATTCATCAATGCATTTCTTTAATGCTTGATTTTCAACAATGCATACACTTAGCTTTTGTTGGCTTTGTAGATAGGCGTTAGCCAAATCGCCGTTTGTTTTAATTGTGGCGGCAAATGGCGTGCATTCTGCAACTTGCGGGCATAGAATTGGCTGTTTAATGATTTTCGGTGTTGTTGAACACGCCGCTAACGTCATCAGGGATAAAAGTGTCAGCCCAATCTTGGTGTTTTTTAAGTGCATTTTTTAAATCCTGTGTTTGCTTGGTTTGAGAGATTTTTAATTGATTAACGGCTTCCGTGAGTGCTTTTTGTTGCTCATTGAATTTATCCACGCTTTCATTTAAGGCAATGTAAGACGCTTCCCATTGTTGTTTTAATTGTTCTTCTTTTGCTGCCTCAGCTCGCCAGTGGTTTGCTTGCCACCCTTGAAACAGGATAATGGCCACAAGCATGAGCGGGCCAATCAATAAAATATATTTTTCTTTTTTTGTTAAGAACCCAAACATAATGCTTTCTCCTTTTGTCGTCTTTCAATTAAGCCTTTCAGTGGAACGCCGTTTGCATAAATCCATCGTTCAAATTGACCGCACATGGCTTTGCTATATCCTTTCCGTGCCATTTTAAAAAGCGTGCTGTTTTTTAAGTTCCCGCATCCTGCATTAAAGGTAATTGACACTAAGGCATCAAATGCACCTTGCGGCATTGCTTGACCGTTTGCATACGTATTCACACATTTTTCGGCTTGTTTAATTCCCTTTGTAAAGGCATTTGCAATTTCTTCATCTGTATAGACTTTATGTGGAATGACTTTTTCGACTGCATCAGTGGTTCCTAGCCCGAATGTTAATACATCTGCAGGGCAGTTATATGGCACTCTTTGACATCCTTCTGCATTGCCAGTCAATAGCAAGCCTTTTTCTGATGTTCTAATTTCATGCCCGTGTAAAGAGAGTGCCAATCCTACAATCGCCACAACACTGCATGCATATTTCGCTGTTCGTTTAATCATGGTGATGGCTCCGTTGGTTTAATTCTTTTTCTTTTAATTCAAAATCTTTTTTCTTGTAATACCAATTTACAAGAAATGTTGCGACGCCGATCACAATACCTGTTACAGATGCAACGTCTGCCCAATTTACATTTGAAAACATATCCGCAATGCGTCCTATGAAGAAGGCAAATAATCCTGATGTGTAAGACGCTTTTGATGGTGTGTCGTGCATATCAGCTCCAAAGTTGTATAGTGTCACTTGCCACGCTGATCTTTTCTGTGTCAGTTTCTGGCAATATTACTGGTGTCCCGATTGGAATGACTGGTTTATCCATTAAATGTGGATTTAATTCACACGCAATTTCTAAAAGTCCTTCACTGCGGCCAAAATAGCGATAAAGAATGGCGTCCAAGTTGTCATTTTGTTGTGCGTAAACTTCCATCAAATTAACTCCGCATCGACCCGTCTTTTGCCGATAATGTCGCTAATGGCAAAGCGTGCATCTCGTCTTAATTCGTTGATGCTGTCTTTGAGTAAATCCATTTTCTTTTCGCCATCATTGGTGCTGTCATAGCTTGCGTAACGCTCGTAAAGGTTAGCCAGTGCCAAACAGTTCACCGCGCGTTTATAGCGATAAATCAACACGCTTTCGCCGTTGACTGATGGTGCGGGAATTTGTTCAAGGAAGTGATGTTCGCTTTGTGCTTTGAATGTAGATAATTCATCATTTACACTGGCGATGGCTTCAATCAATGCATCTTGCAAGCGTTGTTCGGTAACTGTGCCGTCTGCACGATATTGATTGCGAAAAGCAGAAAGAGAAATGTCAGGGAAAAAATCATCGTTTCGAATAATATCTTCGCCTGATCCGTAATCTTCCAGTTGTTTTTGCACTGCGCCCATTTCATAATCGGGGGCGAGTTTGATTGAGATTGCACCGTCTGACATAAAATCTACCTATAAAAAAGCGGGGTGAGGATAAAGAGCAACAATCAGGAAAAGAGGTAAAGAAACCTGACCGCGCTTTTATCCGCCCCGCGGGTGCGTGGTTTGCTCGTTATCAAATCCGATTATTCATCGGCTTTGCTTAATTTTTTGCGTAATTTTTTAATGTCACCTTTCACGCCCACTTTCTGATCTAACCCTAAAGCACGTTCAAGGTATTGCAAGGCTTGTTCAGGATTCTTTTCAACCAATAACAAGCCTAATTCACGCAACAATCGCGCACGGCTTTCATCTGGCATGTCACATTCAGCGGTGATACGTTGTACTTGCTCTAAGTACGACACTTCGAATGGCTGATTGGCGGCTTGTGCGGTTTTTGCTTGGTCGGCAAATTCTTCCGCCAATAATGTGCCAAGTGTTCTGGTGAACGGTTCAGGTAAACGCAAATCATGGAATACGGCATAATCAGCAATCTGCAAGGCAAGGTGATATTCCCCACAGTCAATCGCCCACACGCACCATGTCATCAAGACATTATCTTGTTTGCCTGTTCCGGCAGATAACGCCCCTGTAATCCATGGCAGATAGTCAGGCAAAATTTGCTTTTTAAATGCGGCTTTGCGTTCTGTCGATTGGATGTTTTTCAAATCCTTTCGATGTCGCGCAAGAATACGGCACATTTTTTCGTATTCCGTGAAGTCGCTTAGATCTTCGGTTTCTGCCGCATTAGCGATAGCGGCAGAAACTTCAAGAAAGTGACGTTTAGTTGGTCGCATTATGATTACTCGTGAGTTGGTGCATCAAGAACGGTGATGTTTTTCGCCATCGCCACTGCTTCGTAGTTTTCAACCACATAAGCTTCATTGGATGACAAGTAATCTTCCACACGATTGCGTTCCGGCACGTCTTTTAAGTGACGGCGCATACGTTCGTCTTGCACATAGATTGACAAGTTGTCAAGTGATGTCACTAACACAGTGCCTTTCGGGAAGAATGGCACAGTTACGGCTTGTAAACCGCCAACACGTTTTTGACTGATTACAGCATCGCCTGCCGCTTGTTCGCTTGGTTTTGATTGGTTGATAAGCGGGAAGTATTTGTCCGCTAATAAGTCGCTACCCATAATCGCCACAAGTTTTGTGTCGTCACGGTATTGGTCAGGAATGAAATCTTCTTTTAATGCAAAGACTAATGCATCAAGATTTTTGTATTCTTTACCTTCACCGATTTCGATTTTGCCTGTGCCGCTTTTCGCTTCCTTCATCACACGTGGAGTGGCTTTTTCTTCGATTTGAACTAACCAACCTTTATTCACGTCTTGCAACAATGGATTTGTTGCACGGTTGGTTGTTGCAGCCACGCTTGTGCCATTCCAACCGATCATAATACGGTCTAATGCAATGCGTTCTGCTTTAAGTTTGCCAACACGTTCCGCAAAGTTAGGGAATTTCGCCCAACTGTCTAACGTTGCATAATTTAAATGCGTGTCAAAGTTGGTTTGTTCGCACGAATATAAGTTTTCTTGTAAATTGTGAATGTCAGTAGTTTCACGTGCTTTGGTGTTGGTATCTGTGCGGCTTGCAACAGGTGAAAGTACGCCTAAACGCAATGCGGAACCTTTCATTTCAGTAACAGGCACAACATTGATGCGTTTTAAGAAATCGGAACTTTCAAGCACCGCGTTTTCTAATTTTTGCTGCATTGTTGGTGTGACGGTGAATTGCCCGCCATTTGCAACAAATGCCACATCTTCGCCGTTATCTTGTGCGACACCTTCAATGTAAGCTTGGAATTTTTGTTGGGTAAATTTATTCATTTGGTTTTTTTCCTAAGATAAATTAAAAGAAGCGGCCGTCAGTTTCAGGTTTTTCACCATAAACTAATGGGCGGGAGTTTTCGGCTTGTGCCGGCTTTTGTTTGAGTTCTTCAAACGTTGCATTGATTTCTTCATTGCTCGCTTTCATTTCTTCAATGGAGCTTTGTTGATTTGCAAAATCGCTTTGAAGTGCGGTCAATTTTTCCAAGATGTCTTTTTGTTGCTCGGCTAAAAGCTCAATGGCACTGGATTGGTCGGCAAAGCGTTCATCATCCGATTTTTCTTTTTTCGCAAATAACGCTTTGATTTTTGTGAATACTGATGGATGGTCTAAACCATCCCAACCTTCGAAATCTAATTCTGTTTCAATGGCGGCTGAGAAGATGTTATCTGCTTTTAATTTGCGGGCATTTAAGCCGTTGTGCGAGAAACTTAACATTTCTGTGCCTAAGCTTGCCGGATTATCCGTTACGGCTAAACCGACTAAGTATGCCTTGCCCGTATCGGCAAAATTGGTGTCAATTTCAACGGACGTGTAAACCTTTTGCCCGTCTTTGTTTAAGGCAATGAGTGCGTCAGTTGGTTGGAGTTCTGCTAAAAGCTGTAATTTTCCATCTTCGCGTTCTTCTGCTTTCACGGCTAAGACATCACCAAAGCAGTGAGCATTGGCAAGTTCAGGGAGATAGACGGAAAATTTGATGTGGTCAAGGTTGATGCGTGCGCCGTAGGTGTTTTTTGGATCATAACTTTCGGCCATTTCTTCAATCCAGTTGCGCTGAATTGTGCGGCCGTCAGTTGTTGCACCTTCGGTTGCGACAACGACCCATTTAGATTTTTTTGCCATTGGTTGTCCTTTCTGTGGTTGGTTTGGCTCAAAGATTGCCATTATTCTGAAAGGTTTAATTTTTGCGGTCTATGGGTTGTTTTTGTTGCTTTTCTGTTCACAGGTGAGCTGTAAAGACTAACGGCAAGCCCCTTTCTATTATGCGGTTGTAAATTGAAAGGATGATGAATGGACGAACAAGTTATCAATCAAGCTTCTCCCGATGTAACGGCGGAAATAAAAAGAAAAGCACAACAGATGTATTTTAGCGGTTATAAAATCGCTGAAATTGCTCGTCAGCTTGATATTGCCGCGTCCACGATATCCAGTTGGAAAGATCGCGAAAAATGGGATGATGTTGCCCCTGTTGGTCGGGTTGAATTAGCCCTTGAAACAAGATTGAATTTGCTGATTGCCAAAGAAGAAAAAAGCGGGTCGGACTATAAAGAAATTGATTTGCTTGGTCGTCAAATGGAACGCATGGCGAGAGTGAAAAAATATTCTTTCGGTGATGGCAATGAAGTGGATTTAAATCCGAAACTTGCCAATCGAAACAAAGGCGAACGGAAGAAAGCAGAACAAAATGCCATTGATCAGGAACAAGAAGAATTACTGATTAATGGCTTTCTTGATGGGATGTTTAATTATCAGCGTGTTTGGCATAAAGCAAAAGAAAACCGCATCAGAAATATTTTAAAAAGCCGACAAATCGGGGCGACTTACTATTTCGCCCATGAAGCCTTTATTGATGCATTGACGACCGGACACAATCAAATCTTTTTGTCTGCCAGTAAAAAACAAGCCCTGCAGTTTCGCTCTTACATTGTGAACTATGCCAAGCAAACGGCAGACGTGGACTTAAAAGGCGAAACCATCAAATTGCCAAATGGGGCAGAATTGATTTTTCTTGGCACGAACTCCGCCACAGCTCAATCGTATCATGGCAACTTATATTTTGATGAAGTGTTTTGGGTGCCAAAGTTTGATGTGATGCGTAAAGTGGCATCAGGTATGGCAGCGCAAAAGATGTATCGCCAAACATATTTTTCAACGCCAACCACGATTGCGCATCCTGCTTATGCGTTTTTCTCTGGTAAAGCATTTAATAAAAATCGGGCCAAGGCGGACAAAGTTGAAATTGACATTTCGCATGAGAATTTAAAAAGCGGAAAACTTTGTGCCGACCGCCAATGGAAGCAGATTGTTAGCATTTATGATGCGATGGAAGGCGGGTGCAACCTATTCAATATTGACGACCTGATCGCAGAAAACAGCAAAGAAGAATTTGAACAGTTGTTTTTATGCCAGTTTGCGGATGATAACACGTCGGCATTTAAATTCGCTGATCTCCAACTTTGCCAAGTGGATAGCTTAGAAGAATGGCACGATTACAAGCCATTCTATCAACGCCCATTTGGTAATCGTGAAGTGTGGTTAGGTTATGACCCTGCCTTTACTGGCGACCGTGCGGCGTTGGCGATTATTGCCCCGCCTAAAGTGGAAGGTGGTGATTATCGTGTTTTGCACTGGCAAACATTCCACGGCATGGATTATGAAGCACAAGCGAGCAGAATTAAAAGTTTCTGTGATGATTACAATGTCACCCGCATTGTGATTGATAAAACGGGGATGGGTTCTGGCGTATTCCAAGAAGTTAAAAAATTCTATCCAATGGCAATCGGTCTTGATTACAACGCCGATTTAAAAAATGAGATGGTATTAAAAACACAAAACTTAATTCAGAAACGCCGCCTTAAATTTGATGGTAACGAAATCATCACCAGTTTTATGACAGTTAAAAAACGTATTACCGGAACAGGAAAGATGACTTATGTTTCTGACCGTTCAGAAGATGCAAGCCACGGCGACTTATCATGGGCAATTATGAACTGCATTTTAAATGTGCCTTATGGTTTAAACGGCGATGTATCAAGTAACCAATCAACTATTTTCACTTTTGAATAGGATTACCAAATGAGCAAAAAATCAAAAAAATCAACCGCACTTTCTACGGGAAATCAAGCACAGGCGTTTAGCTTTGGTGAACCTGTTCCCGTGCTTGATCGTGCGGAAGTATTAAATTATTTTGAAAGCGTATTGATGTATGAGAAATATTACAACCCGCCGATTAATTTAAGTTATCTTGCCAAAGCCTTAAATGCATCTGCACATCATAACAGTGCGATCACCGTGAAGAAAAATATTTTGCTTTCTACCTGTAAAACGACCGCACTTTTACCACGTACACAGTTAGAAAAACTGGTGCAAGATTATTTAGTGTTTGGTAATGCTTACCTTGAAAAAGTTAAAAACACATTCGGCAAAGTGATTGCATTGAAATCGCCCCTTGCAAAATATATGCGCGTTGGCGTGAAGAAAGGTATTTTTTATCAGATTGTGAATGGCTTTGATGAATACGAATTTCCGAAAGATGCGGTGTTTAATCTGATCAACCCTGATGTAAACCAAGAGATTTATGGCGTGCCGGAATATCTCGCGGCTTTACAATCGGCTTTCTTGAATGAAAGTGCAACGTTATTCCGTCGCAAATATTATTTGAACGGTGCGCATGCGGGTTCGATTATTTACATGACTGACCCAACACAAAACAAAGACGACATTGAAGCAATCAAAACACAAATCCGACAAACCAAAGGCACAGGCAACTTTAAGAATTTGTTTGTGTATATTCCAAACGGGAAGAAAGACGGGATGCAAGTTATTCCTTTGTCTGATGCAGTGGCAAAAGATGATTTCTTAAATATTAAAAATGCAAGCCGTGATGATGTATTGGCGGCCCACCGTGTACCACCGCAATTAATGGGAATTGTGCCTAATAACACAGGCGGTTTTGGTGACGTAGAGAAAGCAACACGAGTATTCTTTATTAATGAAATCATCCCATTGCAAGAACGTTTAAAAGAGATTAATCGTTGGGTAGGGGAAGAAGTGATCATATTCTCCGAATACAAATTACTACAATAG